AGCTGCTCCCACTGCAGAAAACCCGACCATATATGTTCGCTGAGAGGGCCACACCACTAGACTGCTGGCAAGAACGAGACATTTACGTAGGGCCCAACTTCCTACGTCGAGGAGTCCCAACACCTGGAGACCAGTTGAAACCAACAAAGACATTCAAATGTCGTTTGATTGACGCACCACCCGCGCACAGAACCATCTTGTCGCGCCAGTTCAACGCCACCTTCCAGGACTTCCTCATGACATACCGACACGACCTCGGCATCATGCCAGGAATCAACCCTTGTTCATCAGAATGGGGTATGATTGTTGACAAGCTGCACGAATACAACACACTCGTAAACGACGCTGACTTCACCAACTTTGATGGCGTCCATTCCCGCACCGCGCTTTCCATGGTAAGAGACATCTACTACGCGTGGCTCTGCAAAGATCCACGCATGGAACACGACCAAGGCAACCAAGTTGCTTTCCACGCGTGCTGGGATGAACTCATCACACGAAGTGTCGTCATCAAGGACCTCAAGTACATCGTCAACCACGGCCTCGCTTCTGGACATGACTGCACCACTCCTATAAATTGTATACTTCTGAAGTTTTACCTTTATACGGCGTGGTACATGCTTGCCCACGAGCATGCCCCAGAGATGAAATCGTACGACGCGTTCATCCGAAACGTCTGCGCAATCGTCTATGGAGACGACAGCCTTTGGGCAGTGAAACCAACCATCACCTGGTACACGCCTGACGCGGTCCACGACATCCTTGTCGTTTACGGAATCACCATCACACCAGCCAGCAAGTTCGCCACCAGCTTCCCACCACCACGGCCAATCACACAACTGACCTTCCTGTCACGTTCGTTCACTCCCCACCCTTACATCCCGGGAGTATACTACGCCAAGTTGAAAAGAGAGTCTTCAAACGCTCTCCTCAACTGGGTGTACGTGAAAGGCAGGCCGTACCACGAAGCAGTGAGAGACAACGTTGACCAGTACCTCCGCCACATTCACCCGGAGGGGCCTGTGTATTATGAGGCGCAAGTTCAGCTTCTTCGGACGCACTTGCACCCCTATTTATACAAAGTGTCCCTTCCAACGTGGTTTGACCTCGAGAATGAATTTCTCGCGGCATGGGGACTGTTCAATGCACAGATGGATGTGCCGATGATTGACAAGGAGCAAATCTCCTAGTGTCGGTAGGAACACCAGTAGTATTCCCTACTATAAAAAGGAATTGACGGGTTACAAAGTGCACCCAAAATTAGAAGCACTGTGCTGTCACGAATCACATTCGAGTAAGCCCCGCCTAGGGCATCACATTTTCGGCCAACAAGACAGCACCACGCGGCAAATCCGGCGCTAGCGTGAGCAGTTGACAACTGCGACACCTTTATTCCCATACGATTGGGTTAGGTGGAGGCACTCGCCTCGTCCCACACACATCAACCCTTTTCCTTTTCGGTTTTGCGAAACGGTGAGGTGTGTATGGAGTAGATAA